GCCATCCACGTAGAGGTGGCCGCCGACTTCGGTAAGCGCATCGAGCTTCGCGCTGCCATACACGTAGAGGTGGCCGCCGAAAACTGGCGGCAAGGTTACTGGTGCACCATTTTTAATCGCAGTATTCCAAACGTCGCACCATTTCTTAGTATCCGCAAAATGCGTGTCCAGATACTTGCCGGTTTTGATCGCTTCATTTAGCCGCCGATAGTGCTCCCGGATTCGCTTAACTAAAGGCTCTGGACATTCACCAATGTTGCGAATCAATTTTGAATCGGATGGCAATTCGCCTTCTCCGTTCCATTCGGCCTCAAAAATAAGCGTCTGTCGGTTCGGCTCATTTTCACGCCACCCCGCAGCCGCAATGCTTTCGGAATGGGAATTTGAGGGAAGGTGCGCGCATTGGATGTCCTGGCCTACCATGCGCCATGCGGTGCTATGAAAATCACACACTGGCCACCCCGCTTTCGTTTTCGAGTGCCGCTAGTTCGGCGCGAAGGCTGGAACTCCCATTGAAAATCGCGATTCTCCGCGAGCAATCAAGCCTGCTAAATCCGGGCTTGTTTTCCAACGCCCACCGCTCCCACCGACCGAAGCCGTCTGGGAATCGGAAGTAGGGTCCGCAATCGGAAAGGCTTGATCGAGTGTATTCTTTTAGGCGCCCCGAATTGACCATCTCCTGTCCAAAATGCCACTCAGTCGCCACTTGTTCTGTTTGTTCGGTATTCATGGTTTGAGGTTACTTCAATCTTGGGTTGTGGTTTTCTCTTGGCCCTTGACGATCTTCTCGCCCTTCGTCCGAATGAGCGTTTCAAGTTCGGACTTGCTGCCGAAGAAACAGCCGCCCATTCGGTAGAATGGCAAAGACCAGCTTTCAAGCGTTTTGGCGTCCACGCCTACTTCGGCGCGCGCCTTACTCTTCCTAAAGAGGTCAAATCCTTGAGGCATAAATCAATCGGCTGTTTCGTCTTGGATTTCCAAACCGACAAGAGCGCAGGCCATGACCCCAAATTTGCTAGACCGTATGACCTGCCGAAGTTCTTCGGCTTTGGCGTAAAGTTCCTTTTGGTCATTTTCTGGAAGCGTGGAAATAATTCCGCGCAATTGAAGTTGATCGTTGCTCATACTTAAGCTGCGGTTTGAGGTTTACGGGCGGGATGCGCGGAAACAATTTCTCTGGCTCGCTCCCTGAATAAACCGGACTCATTTTGATGACGGGCCCCGTCGCGTCGATGTGATGAACTCTGAATTTTGCTCTTACCATTGGTTTGATTTCCGAGCGCGCGGAATTGCGTGTTATCGAAAGCAATTAAAGCGAAAGGGATCACGCTGCCACCTGCGGCTTTCTGATTGGATGCGCGCAAGTCCTGGCGCACATTCCAGAGCGGCGGGGACGGCGCGCTTCAAATTCGTCGCCTTCAGCGAATGAAAGAGCCGGGATCGCCACTGCGAAAAAGAACATGGCGAAGCGCGCAGTCTTTTGAGAATTCAACGCAGCTTTGAATGCCAGTGCCGTCTGCGTCCGCAGTGCTTCGGCGCGCATGGCGAGAGCGCGACGGCAAAACTCATTCACGCTTTCGCCAACTTCAGATGCGAGGCGACAAAGGAATTGTTCGGCCTCGAATGTCAGCGTGACGCTGCGGTTGATTTTGTTCGGGCCGACCGGATGCGTGTTCGGAGAGCAACGTTTGACCAGTTGGGCGTTCATTTCGATTCCCCCAACTTCTTCTCGCAACGATCCAAAGCGATTTCGAGTTCAGCCGGATAGCAGGCCCGACTTCCCGCTTCAAAATTCAACCTGCAAAACTCACCAAATAGCCGTTCAGCGCAAACGTCGTATGCCAAAGCCGCTGATATTTCAGATTTAAAAGCACCCAGATAAATCTGCTTCTCTCCGTCCCAAATGGCCGCATAAAAGCTTCCCCATCTGTTTACTACGCCCTTGTATTTACTTGTGGCAGTCGCGACTTTTTTTGCGTTTCGCGCGTTCTGGCTGTGATTGCAGGCACGGAGGTTTTCACGTCGATTATCAAGTCCGTTGCCATTGCGATGATCGACTATCTTCGCGCCCGGAATGAGTAGCACGTGAAGCCTTTTAACGGTTTCTCCGACGTGCGTTTGAGCGTAGAAGGTGTGCCTATGGCGAACGACCGACCACGTTCTACAGAGCACCGACTCCGCATCCGATTCATCAAATAAAATTTGATGTCCGGCGACTTCTATTTTCATGTGACTTGATGATTTGAAAACACCGCGCGACGAAGCCCCTGCCGTCACCAAGTCACTAGAAACCGGAGGTCTGCTTTCGCGCGCGGTGTTAAAGGTTGATTGCATCGACTTGGTGAAAATTGGGGTTCGCTTGTTAAGACTTGTTAAGGGCTGGCGAAATTTTTTTGGCGGTGGTTTGCTTGCGAGCGATGAAAGATTTTTTTATCGTCGGAAGCGCGCGGCGAAGGCATTCGCGGGCGATCTCGCTTCGATCAAACGGAAACAAGTCGCGTTCGGCCCTCAAAAGTTCCTTTTCGATTTCGTCGGTTAATCGAACTGAAAGTGTCATCTGGGCGCAGTGTCGGACATGTCAGACTGTCTGACAAGAAAAATCTTTCATCCGTCAGACTGTGCGACATGCTGAATGCGCGGTTCACCCTTTATTTACCGAGGGATTATGAGATTTAAAAAAAGTGAAAAAAAATTGCAGGACAGGCTCACGGTGCGGATCGGAAAGCGAGATTCCGACATTCGAGGCGCGGCTATTGCGCCCAGAACCCCGCCAGAGCCATCGAGCGGCCCGCCAACGACGATATGCCGCGAGGGATTCTCACCGTAACACGGGTCAAGGAATTGTTAAAATGGGTTCGCACAAACGATCCTGGCATGTTGCCGTGTATTTGCCTGACGTTGTTCGCGGGCATCCGCCCAGACGAAGCGCGTTGGCTTTCGGCTGATGATTTCAAGGGGAAGGAGATTGTCATCGGTGGCGAGTTCGCGAAGGGAAGGGCGCGGCGCGTCATCGAAATGAATCCGACGCTGAAGAAGTGGCTGGCGGTCGGCGGGGAGATTCCGCCCAAAGAGGAAAACTTCAAGGAACGAATCGAGCGCATCCATAAAGCCATTCAGCCATGGCCGCACGATTGCTTGCGTCACTCGTTCGTCTCGTATCGATGCGCCATTGCCGGAATCAAAACGACTGCCCAAGAGGCCGCGCATTCAGAGGACACTTTACTTCGCCACTACCGCGCGCTAGTAACGCGAGAGGAAGCGGAGAAGTTTTGGGCGATAAGGCCGTGAATTATGAACGATAGCGAATATTTTGCGCGCAAAGAAATGTTCCGCGATCAAGAAATTGTTTATCGAAGCGTGCGTGCGCATCGAATCATGTATTGCCCGTTTTGCGAATACCGACAGCCCGCATCAGCCGCGCTTTTAATTGTGATTACCGCATGACCATACCAAAGAAGTATGCTCGAAAACGAAATAGTTGTTGCAATACCCAAGCGTTTTGGTATCTTCACCGCGTAATCAATGACGGTTACAGACCGGGCGCCGGGTGACGGGGCGCAGATCGAAAAATAGACGATGAAAGAAATGAGCTTCAAACTGACCGGTTCATCGGTCGAACGTTCCACCGAAAAAGCGATCCTCGTCAAAGCCGCTCGCGAGGATGGAGAAGGCTGGGTCAAAATCTGGATGCCAAAATCACAAACCGAAGTAACCGAAAACGGTCGGGTTCTTTGCACGGCATGGATTCTTGAGCAGAAAGAAAACGAAGTCCGCTGCCGAATCGAAGCGGATGATTTAAAGAGGACCGAGATGGTTGGAGTCCCAACCTTCGTAATGGATTCGAGCCTTAACTGAAGAAAACCCATGAAAGAAGAAATTCTTTACGTTCAATCGAACTCAGGAACGACCGTCTTGATTCGCGATGAGAAGCTGGCGGTCAAAGCCGCGCAATCAAATGGAACGGTATGCGAGCGCGAATGTTTTGCGGATTATGAGGGCCGCCCCGCCAAGCCCGTCTATTTTTGGAAGGGAGGTTTCGGACATTGGGTGGGCATCAATCCAGAAACAGCAATAGTGGATAATGGAGCTTGCCTTCGTGACCTCCTGACCAGACTTCGCGGAAATGAACCGGTCTATGTTCCGAAAATGATTCGCGAACAGGAGATGCATGATCAGGCGAAGCAATTGGTTTATAATTGGGCAATGGTGACGGGCCGAACAGGCAAGCAGCACGCGCAGACGAGGCGCGGCAAAATCCAAAAGCTGATGAAAAACGGGATGACTTCCGAATATGCGCTCCGCCTTATGCGCGAAGCCGGAATCCGGGAGTAACTAGCAAAATGAAAACAAACCAAGCCGCAGCAACGCTCGGCAAGCTCGGCGGTTCTGTAAAATCGAAAGCCAAAGCTGAAGCCGCGCGCCTGAACGGAAAAAAAGGCGGATGGCCGAAGGGGAGAAAGAGAAAATGAGAGTTAAGATTTTTAGCATTGCGCCAGAGCATCCGAGAAGAAAAAGGCGGGAGAATAGCCAGCCAACTCCGCCAGTTCCGCACCCGACCCAACAAATACCCGAACCGCCAAGGCCGAAGTATGAGTTTTCGCCAAAGTGCAAACCGGAATGAAGTATGAAGAAATCGCGAAAGACTAAGCCGCAGAAATCCGAGCCGAAATACACGCTGGAAATCACCGTCAAGGATGAGTCTGGCAAAGTCCTTTTTGGCCACAGGTCAGATGGCAGTTCGTTCTCTTACGATCATCGCGTCAAGGAATATCAATTCACGCCCGCGAGCTTCACTAATGATGAGCATGGCGTGAATCAAACGACATGGGAAACGACGCTTCAAATCGGCGCGCAGACTGTGAGCTTTGAGAGTGTTCGCATTGATGCGGGAGAGATGTTGCCATTCAGGAACGGGACGCAATACGGTCGCGGTTGTTAAAGGGAATGGCCTCCTTTAATAAGGATCGCTTCACTTCACCCGATAAAACCAGCAAGCCTTTTCCGTTCTCGTTAATGAATCTTCGGCGTTCGGCTTTTCCGCGCTTGATGTGGTCGTTCAATTTCTTATTCGCTCCGGCGCTTGGGATATGGCTTCTCAAGGCGAGAGCAGGCTTGAATAACGGAAAAACGCACACGATTCCCGCCGTGTGCGCGCGTCGGCTTAATGCCGCCGTTTCGCGTTACTTGGTCACTGCGAAAGTTTTGCCAGCCTCAGCCATTCAATGAACCAAGCTGAGTCCCACCAATTCACGGGAACGCTTTGACGCCGATAACCGCTCCTTCAATTGCTTCCTTGGCGATCTCAGGAATGTTGTTTGTTGCCATTTGTGAGAGTGAACCGATGCGCGAGTATTGCATCATGTTAGTCATCGAATGAGACGCTTGAGTGACAGACGACTTGGCTAGGTCGGACTTTGCTGAAGCGAATGTTCGGATGACGACGCGCGTTGTCGCCTGTCGCACGATGTTCGTGCCTGAGTAGAACGTGTCTACCTGGACCGTTTTGTATGTCGCGCAGCCCGACAATAGACAAAACGCGACTAGACAAATCTTGTCTATTTTCATTGGAGCATCGCCAACCCCTCACTAATTCCGTCCCGAATTGCGAGGGCAAAAGGCTTGGCGTTTGTGTAGTTGGCGGACGAAACAACTGTGCCGCTACCCGGCGCGAGTTTTTCCACCGTCACGGCATCCGAAACAGCAAGACGACCAGAAGGCGTTTTGATTTCCTTGATTTTGAACGTTTGGAGAATTGCGGCCAATTCATCTACAGTCACACTGTCCTTCGATACCAGGATCGTTAAATCCGCGATTGCCTGCTGAAAGTCTGCGATAAGTTTCGGTTCAGACTTGCAAGCGTAGTACGTTCCGTCCTTCGCGACGACTTCAGCCACGACCGGCCCAGCTTCGAGAACGAGTGCGTTTTGATTTTTGAGCGATGAGCATCCAGTGAGCCAAACGCAAAATGCGATGCCGAGAATGCCGATGATTGCTACCGAGAGTGCTTTTCGTTTCATGGGTTTACTTTCCCGATGGACGTTTGTCCAAGCCTTTTTCGGCCAGCATGGCTGTAATGTCATCGATGTGGAGGCAGTCGCACATGCATGCGCCTACCAACTGTGTGCTGATGGGGGCGATACTGCCGTTGCAAAAATCGTTTCCGGGAACAGCGTTGTGGAGAACGCCAACCGCGATGATTGATTTTCCATCAAAACCGAGACTGACAATCGTGTCCCCGTTTTTTGCCTCTCGGCCATTTCTGTAATGCATATTTAGTTTCCTTTCTTTAAATCGATGTCGGCTTGAATGGCTGGCAATGGCGATTGCTTCAGGTAGGCAAACGCGCCTACAATGCCAGCGCATGCGGCCATCTTGAGCAAGTCATGCAGGCCCGCGCCAAAATTGAACACGTCCGGCTTGATAACGACCGAACACGCCGCCGACGCCGCGCCCGTAATGAACGCGCTTAAAAGGCCGTGTAGCCAAAATTTCCAGTTTGTGAGCATAAGTTGTTAGTCCTTTCTGAAATCGGTTTCGTCGTTGGGCTTCCATCCGTAACGGTATCTGCGAACGCACCAGTCAATTATCCGAAGGAGCGACAGCACAATGGCCAGCATTACAGCCGCCTTTGCCATCGTTTCGGATGAAAACAGCCACTTAATGAAATCGTAAAATGTGGCTACGCTGAACGTGCCGAGCACAAGCGCGCCGTCAGCTATTGGGTTTTCTTTCATAAGAACAAAACAGAATCACTTGAGTCTCACATTGCTCGGGTTCGGGTTGTAAACTTGGATGCCGACCCAATCGCTATAATTGCCGTTCGTATCCCGCGCGCTCACGAACAAGTTCCCGTTCTGCCAATTCACTCCCGCCAAAAGCGTTTTGGCATCCAACCGCGTCACATTCGGATCGCTCAACACCATCCAGCGAATCACCCCATTTGTGTTCCCGGTATCCGCCGCCCGCGCCGCATCATTCGCCGGCATGTTCGCCGCCGGCGTCAGCGAATTCACCAGCGCCACATTCCAACCGGTCCGCAACGAATCCACCGGGGCGTCCCATTGCAAAACCGAATGCTGCGTCATCCACACCTGCGGCAAATCCGCCATTGCAACGCCCATTACAGCGAGAGCCATCAAGACTTTAAGTTTCATAACCCGAAGAAAAATCCGCCCGGATGTGTAAACGGAAAAACTCCCGGCGTGGGGACGCCCAGAACAATCGCGCCAGACCTCGGCCCCAGCCGATAATTTCCAGCCCCGACGCCGGAACCGTCATGGCTTTGATCCGATAAAAATCCCGCCGCAACAGGCGATCCAAAACTCACTGCGCCCCCCACAGGCTGGTTAGAATTCAAGCCCCAAAAATCTTGTTCGCCGCTGGACGATATGCCTTCGTTGAAATTGCCCCAACACCCAACACTCGTATCCACCGGCCAAAATCCCGTCAGCGTCGAATTGCCCGGCGTCCTCAGGTCCGCGCGATGGTTTCCCCGCGCCGAAAGAATATTCTGCTGGAACACGTAGTCCACGCATGTGAAGTTGTGCGGCGTCGCCCAATCGTTCTCATGATTGAAACGCTGGCCCACGAAAGTGTTGCCGCGAAACAAAAGATTCGTGAAGTTCGCGGACGAAATCTCCGCCAGCGGCGTGGCCGTCGAGCCAATTCGCTCCACCAAGTTATCCACCGCCGCAACGTTGTTTAGCGCCACGGCCGATGTCATAAAATAGCCGTCAGTTGAGCCAATGATGCGTGCGCCTTCGATGAGGAAATTCGACAAGCCCGTCGTCAACGGCTGCCAGATGTTTCCCGATGCTCCCGTCGCGCTGGTCACGCTCGCGCCAAAGACACAACTGGCATTCCCGAACACACTGGCCGTCGGCCCAACATAACTGCCATTCCGAATCAACCGCGCCCGCCCATCATTCCCTCCTGGCGACAAAAACGAACTCGTCGTGCTGCAATCCAAAAATTCAACGTCGGTCCCGGTATCGCCAGAATACCACGATCCGAACGCATCAATCATATTCACCTTCTCGACGACCAACACGTTCGGATTTCCGGCAAAAATAATGTATGCGTTGGCAGACCGGTTGATCGTGAAATCATAAAATCGTTGGTAGCCATATTGGCTATGATTATCCCCCGCGTTCGCGTCAAAAATCACCTGCCCTTGCGTGGCTGAACCGTGGCGCGTGATTGTAAAGTAACCATTCGCGGTCGCTTGCGCCCCGGTTTTGTCCCATCGATACGTCCCGGCCTTCAATTGAATCTCGCCGCCATCCAGCCGGTTCAGCGAGTAAAGAGAATTGTTAGCCGCCGCGATCTTCACAGCCGCCCCCTGCCATGTTTGACATGGACTCGCGTCCGCCGTCCCTTGCGTGGTCGACGCGACGCCGGACGAATCGTTTCCGCTGGCTGGATCGACCACAGCGATCATTTTGTCCATCACCGTCCACGTCAGCGGCGTCAGTTGATAAATCGCGCCCGCATCCGCCATCGCATCCAATGTTGCCGTCGAATCGCCCAGCCAAGGATACGCCGTGAAATTAATCGTCACCGCCTCGCCGCGCGTGAAACCCGCCCCCACCGACAAATCCAACGGGACCGAATAAACCCAACGCCCGTCACTCCGCTGCGAACGCGTTCGATTAGTCACACTCCCGCTCTCCACATGACCGCTTGTTCCGCCCGTGGCCGTCACCGTCACGCGAGCCACCTCAAACCGCGTCCCATCGCGCTCGCCGATTCCATATTTGTGGGCCAACGCGATTTCAACACTTGATAGTCCATTCACCGGCCTGCGATTCTCCACCGCGAAATGCCCAATCACCTTCGGATATTTCGCCGTCGATTGGTTCACAACCGAAGTGAACGTTTGCGCGGGCGTGCTGTTGGAATACCAATTCGCCGAGAACGTCACGTTGCTAACAACGTCCGACGTATAAACCATGTCGCTCAACCAAAGCCGAATCACCGCATCGGACCCCGAGTTCGTAATATCATTCGCGCTCGCCGAACTCGTTGAATACGGATAAGCCAGCCTCGCCACGCGCGTCACCACCACGCCGCGACGCCGCGCCACTGCATTCGTCGCCCCGCTATTTGCGTAACCCGGAGACCAGACATCCAACGTCACCGTCCCGCCAATATTATTCGTCCCCGTAAAACCAAAATTAAATCCCCCATTGGTGTCGATATTCGAGACAGTCACCAGCAGAGTTGAACCTGACGACTCCACGTTCGCCTGTGTCACAGCGACCGCCGCTTCAACCGCGCTCGCAAAAAACACCAAACAAATTGCCAAAAGAATTTTCATGCGTTCAGAATCCGAAATTTTTGCCGACCAAATCCCACTTTGTGTCATCCGAGTTATATTGGAACACTAGATAATCGGTCAGACTTCCCCCGCTCGTCGAAGTCGGCAGAGCAAGGTCTAGTGACCCGCGATATTGCGTCCCGAAACTGATCGCGCGCACACTGCTCGATTTCACCCGCAAGACGTATCGTTGAAAGGCTGTGGGCGTGCCCGTGGGATTCGCAAACGTGGTCGCCTGCGAAAGCGAAGTGAGTTTTCCGCCGTCGTAAGAATCGACATCCGGCGTCACCGTCGCCGCATCCGTCAAGGTCGCCACCCGTGGAGTAATCCGAATCCCCGTCAGCGTAGAAGTCGGCTGGGCATTTGTCTTTGTCGTGTCAGAGGCAACAAACACCTGCCCAGCCGTGGTCGCTGTGGTGTTCACCATCGTCCCGGTCGGCGCGCTCCCCCCTCCGCCCCCGCTCACACTCGAATAATAGTTGGCGTTCGTCCCAAGCGTGAGCACTTGGCCGGGAGTGGCGGTAGATTCGTTAATGGCCGAACGAACGGCCCGTCCTCCTCCCGGCACAGGAATGCTTTGCGAAAATACCAGCGCGACTATCGACCCAGCGAAAAGAAGGGAGAAAAGTTTTTTCATGTTAATACTCGAAAGTGAAGTTGACGGTTACGGTTCCGCCGTTTCCGTACGTCGGCGTTCCGGTGGTCACGCAAGCAACTGATAGATTTGAGGACGTGGAAGAAAGGCGCATCCACAGGTCAAGCAGGGATCGCGACAAAACGCCTTTGGAGTCAGCGGTTGTGTAGTCGGCTGGATCGATGTCCAGAATTCCGACCAGATTCGTAAATGAACTGCCGAAAGCGAATGCCGCGTTGTCGGTCAGAGTCGGCGCGGTTCCGTTGAAGAAAAAGAACTTCAAATGCGCGTTTTGGCCTGCTGAATCCAAGAGTGTGATTCCGGTTAGTTTAACGATCATTCCAGCCGCGCTTGTGACGTTCGTCAGAACCTGAACGGTTCCAACCGAATCGCCGGAAGTATAGGCTGTTCCGCTCGCGCTTGTGAACGTTGCTGAAAGAACATTGTGAACGCCTTTAGTGGTTTGCTGCGCCGAAACTGATACGGCCAAAAAGGTGAGCAGTGTCGCTACCGAAAAATATCGCTGAATGAGTTTCATTGTGTCTCGCTTTGTTTGAATCGTTTCGTGTTAAATCAAAAGAAGGCCCTTACGTCCTTGGTTGCGGCGGCAGTCAAGGTTAGATTAGTCGTGCCCCAGGTCCAATTCACCGTCACGCCATCAACATTCGTGCCGATCAACATTTTCCCATCAACCAGAACAAAGTTAGGAATCTGCGGTGTCTGTCCGTTCACAAAGGAAAACGTCGTCTTGATTCCGTCTGGCGTTTCCAGCGGCGCAATCCCGACTGTGCTGATGCTCCAAATTCTCCCGCCATCCAATGGCGGAGGTACCGGCATATAAGCACTCGTCCCTTGCATGTGCGTGCTCGCATCCTTTCGGCAATTGATGATCGTAGGCTTCCGCGTCTGCGTCACATTCCCGTTCACAAACTCGCAATCGTTCCGCGAAGAAATCGCCACGTAGCAATTCTGGAGCGTCGGCGAAACGTTGATCGCATCAACCCGACAAAACACCGCCGGATTGCAAATGCTCGATGCCAATGGCCCGGTGTAGCTGAACTTCAAAATGCTCCGCGTCCCGGTCACCCCGCATTCCACGTTGTTGATTTGGAAACCCGCGCAACTGGATGCGTAAAATAATCCGAGAGACGGATTGCAATCCGCTTCCTCGATCCGCATTCCATTAATGAAAACGGTACCGCTCGTCGTGCAGCGCAAAATGCCGTTCCCGATATTTTCAAACGCCGCCCGCCCTCCGATATTAATTGGCCCGCCGTTCACGCTGCGATCAAACGTCGTGTTTTCAAATCCGCCCGCCGATGGCGTGTTGTAATCGCCGTTCACTCCGATTAAAATTCCCGTCCCGAAGATTCCGGTGAAGGCGCTATCTCCAAGCCAAAGACTCGTCGAAACGTTGTTCGCGTCATTCGTGGCCCGATACCGCGTGTAGCCGTTGAACGCCGTTCCGAAGTAACTCATTATCACGCCATACGCGCAGTTCCCCACGTCCCAGTGGTCGAAATAGGCATTGTAACTGCCGATGTATCGAATCGCCGCTCCGCGCGTGAATCCGAAAATCCTGTGCCGCCCGGCATTGGCATGGATAAACGAAAGACCCGATTCCTGAACCCGGAGTCCATCCAAACTCGCCCCATACCACGCCCCGCCGTAGGTCAAATCCTGCCCCGGAATCATTATCAGACTCACGTCGCATGCGCCGCGATCTCCCGCCAGGACCGCGCACCAAAGCGGATTCGGTTCGGCTATCCCATGCCCGAAATTGTTAGTCGGCGGTCGCTGAAAATAAAGCTCGCCTTCCCCAACGAGTCTTACGCCTAAAGGAATGCTCAACGATGGCAATCCGTCCGACCGCGCGCTGATGTAGTATTTGCCCTTCGGAAGATTTACTTCGTAGCTAGTGTTATCCAGCACGTCATCAATTCCGCCGGGGCCTTGTGTGTAGGCCGAAGTAATCGCCGCCTGAACGGCAACGCGATTGTCTGTGCCGGTGCCTGCCGTTGAAAGTCCGCCCGTGTAATCGCCAACCGCGCTAAAGTCTGTTGCGTAGATAGTTGGAACGTCGCTTGCAATCGGTCCTAGAATCCATCGGCCAACTCCGTTTGGTGGAGCAACGACAGTTGGGAGTGGGCTGTAATTGTTCGTCGCGAGCGAAGAACCGGGATCGTAAACAAACAATCGGCTATGGTTCGTAGATGCCAGTATCGCGGCGCGAGAAGTCGGCGTGATCGTTCCAAGCTGCGAAACGTTTGTGACAATGATCGGATATTGCGTCTGAGCAAACACCGAAAGGCAGAACGAAAGAATTAAGGCGAGCCTGCGAATCATAAACCTTTCCTTCTGAATCCGCCGCCGCCTGCGGTTAAAACGTATTCACTTGGCGCATTGTCAGCAGCAATGGACACGTCGAATTCGTACGAGGCGAGCGCGCCGTTTTCGTCGGACATAACAAAGAGAAGTCGATACTGAGAATTGATTGGCCTTGGCAGGGCCTTCATCTCCGCGATGGTCGCAACGGATAGCGGGCGCGTTGCTGTAGCCGTCGCGGCGTCGGATTCCACGACAGGCGAAAGGGATTCGACCACCTCGAACGTCGGACGTTTCCGATCAGGGAATTCGGTTGTCGGCGCAGAGAGTGGTCGAATTAAAAGGGTTGTATCGGCAAGCGTGATTTGCCATTCGTAACGAAACACGCCGGGAGTTGATATGTCGTCCGAATCAAGGTTCCTGCGAACAACCGCAGAGGTTGCCGCGCCCACAGAGGGCGAAGCGGAAACAACGACGCCGGACTTCGCAATGCTTGCGCTTCCAATTTGGCAATAAGCGAGCACAACCAAACAGCCCGTCAAATTAACAGCATCGTCGAACGTGACTGTATCTTCCAATGGCGTGCCGGTGTCGCCTTGATTTATGATATGTTCGGGCGCGCTCATGTTTTCATTTCACCCGATCCCCAAAAGTTCAGGATACAGAATTCGGCAAACAGGCCCGTCTTTGCCTCAATCAATCCGCGCGCTGAAGCCGGGCAGCCGCAGAGCGCACAACGATCATCGGATTTGCGGTAGCGATTGCATTTGTTTGACCGGCAAATCTCCTGCCGCTTAGCCTTTGTTTCGTCCGATACCTTCAGCGGATTTCCGCGCGCAACGCTTTTAACAGAGCGCACGACCGCGCTTCCGAAATTGCGAGCCATGCGGAACACGGACGGCAACGGCGGTTCCACTTCGCCCGCGCGCGAAACAAACTTGCGGCCTTTTTTGAAGGTCAAGCTCATGTTTCGTAAACCTCCGGTTCGACCATCGGAACGACGATAATTGCCGATCCTGCATCGTTCAGAGCGGTGAATGTCAGGCTTCTATTAGATGAGCCGCTTACTTCGTCGAATCCAGAGCCGGAGCTTGCGTCAGGATATGTGCAAACAGAGAACGAACCAGCCGGGGCCGCGCCTGCGTCAAATTTCCCGTTTGAAAGCAAAACGCATTCGCTCGCATGGTCCGAGTGATCGTCAACGAACTTGTAACCGTCCGAACCATTCCAGAACGCGCCAGGACCGCCGCCAGTTCCGGGAGAGCATGCAGTGTCGGCAAAGTTTGTTGTCGTTTCTTTGCGCGGCGTATCCGTAGACCCGACAATGGTGCCAATGACGCCAATGTTTCGATTGTCGATCAAGTCTTGAAGGTTTGGCGGGATGGCGTTCTCGAATCCAGAGACAACCGCGTAGCGATATTCAATATCGTTTTTGGATGCCTGAAGGCCCAAGTCCTGACTTCCACTTGCCGATGGCCCGCAAACAAACAAAGCCGCGCCCGAAGATGCCGTGAAAAATCCAACTGGCCCCCACCCGCCCGTTGATGTCAAAACCGGCGAAGGAGGCGTTCCCTCGTAAATCGCGGCCACGGACGCGCCGGGCGGACAGACTCCGCTTCCCCATTGCGGAGCAGCATCGATTGTCGTCGAGTAATTGAGACTTCGCGCCTGAAATTCCATCAGGCCCTCAACTCGGAATATGTAGAGTTCGTCGAGACACGCGGCGATCTGGTTAAACGTGTTCGCGTCGAGAACAGTGTTGGCAACCGGGCCGTGCCCTTTGCCGATTGTTCCGCCGCCGAACGCTTTGAACTTCAGATTTTCGTATGTGAAATCGAAAGGCTTTGAACCGCCGCCGCAGATATTGTTTACCGACGAAAACTCATCAACCGCGCCCTCGCACCAGCACTTGAGCTTAATTTCCAGCTTGAATAACTCATCCATCGTGATGCGCGTGTCGTGATCGTCCAAAATGTCATTGCCATCGAGGTATGGCTTCTTGACCAGCGACGTGAAAAACAGGCGCGGGAAAATGCAGCCGAACGGCTTGTCATCGAGGCTTTGAAGGCCAGCAATGCCGCCGTTTTGTCGATAGGCTCCGTCGCCTACCTTCCAGCTTCCATGCGTGCCGGTGGCGAGGTAGTAGAAGTATTCGCGCAATCCGTTATCGGTCGTGCGATATGGTTCGGCCCGCACCGCCGCCATGTCCCAAGTTAGCGGGTCCGGCCCGAACGTAGTCGGCGCGCTGGGGTCATGCTGAAACGAGGCTTTGAAAACCAGCCGAACAACGTCGTTGCCGCCCGCATCAAATTCGACCGTCGCGGATTCAATTTCGTATGGGGCTTTGTAAATCGGACAGGACGAGCAGAAATCAGCCGATGCGCTCGCGTTCGCGCCAAGCGAGTAGTTGTATCCGCTCGGAAGCTCCGGCGAAAGGTGAAGCTGGCGGAATGTCGGATCGTTCGTTGGGTAAACTGGAATGTCGGCAATCGCCGTTAATGGCGCGGGCAAACTAAATGCGTAAGTGTGGCAACGATTTCCGCGAACGTACCAGTCGGCGTAATGGTCTGGATACCAAAGCGAGGACGGTGAAGGGTGTTCAAAGTGAAACTCCTCAGACATCAGCCATTCGTTCGTCCAGCCCTTTTTGGCGGCAATTGGCCTGATGCCTTCGTATTCGAGAAGCAGCGCGTCTCCGTTTGTGTCGAACGTCGAAATTCCAGAGCCGATGAATCGTTGCTGGTGTGTGAACTTGCGCCCGCCGTAAACGATGCTTCCGCCCGAGTGTGAGCGGACAATGTATTCGACGCCTTCAACTACTGAATCAACTCCGTTGTAACTTGGGGCGATTCCTTCAAACAGGTCCGCCTTGATGTTTTTAAGGCCGAACGCGTAACGCTTCGCGCGAATAATTGGACGGCCTTGCGAGTCGGTTTCGTAGCTGAGAAGTTCCTGTCGCCGGACCATCCTGAACAGAGAATTGAGCACGCGCCGGTGGGCATCATAAACGGGGCTCTCGTTCAGCGCAGATTCCACCGATCGTACGCCAGCCGTGTTCGTATTAACGACGCAACCAAGCCGCTGATAATCCTTGTAGATTCCATTCGCGCGGTCGCACAGAACGCCGCCGCCGTCAATGAATGGCGAGGTGTCGTTTTCATCGCCGCCGATAGTTGCTGCCAGGCGAAGTAGCATCGCTGCGTCCCAATGGTCCGGCTTGTAATTCAAAATTTCGTTTGCCTCGAAAGAGATTGTGCCAGGCGATGAAAAATGCGCGTCGGTTGCGAGCCTCACTTTGAGTGGCGATGGAACAACGGCGTCGGGAATGTAAATTAAAGCCTGAGGTTGTTCCGGCGTCAGCAAGAGCGAAGCGATAACGCTTTTGTCGTTCAGAACCTCAACCGTGACAGGCGATGAAAGATTCGTGGCCTTTGCAAAGCAGCCGGTGAAAACGAAACCCGGAAAGTACGAGTGCCCGTCTTGACCGTTGAATTTTAGCGGCGTGCCGGTTGTCAGAAATGCGCCAGAAGCCGTAGCGGTCGGATAGGCAACATCCAATTCAATGCCGTTATCGAATCCAATGTTCGGCGAAAGGTGGTATTGCTTCCCGAAGAACGCCTCGAAATCGAAGGCGATCTTTTGAATGTCGAAACTGTCTGGATTGCGCTGGCCTTCCGTGCCGCGAAAATCGTTTATGAATGCCCACGCCGCGCGCGAGAAGTGTTCGGCATTGTAGCGTGTCAGTTCGCCCTCGCCAGTGTATGGCCCTTCGATCCAGTCTGAGGTTGGCAGAACGTCGATTCCATCAAGGAAAACGACAACGAAATAGCGCGAGCCTCGGCTTATGTCCTGAACATCGTTGCCGCCGAATAGCGTCGTATTCCAAGGGCAGGTTCCTGAATAGGTGATAACCGATCTACCATCAGCATCGGTTGAAACTGTGCCGTGATTGGGTGGAACAAAAACGCCGTCTTTAAGCGCAGTGAACTTGATTTGATACGAGGGAATCGGGAAGCCATCGCTGCCGCCGCAATCGTCAAGCAGCTTGATCGGCGTCGGGAAAAATCCGCCCGTTGTTTTGCCGTGCGGAATTCCAGTGTTCCAGAAAACGTTTTGCACCGCTCGCGCGGCCTCAATCACAGGCACGTTCTGTTCTCCGGTGAAAGGATCGTAAACGCCGCGTTGCCGCTTCGCCACTTCCCACCATTCCTCAAGCGTCTGCGCGGGCCGCGCTAATCCAAACCACAAATCAACCGCGCCTAGTCGCGTTTCTTCGTCATCCAAATTGGCCGTGACGTTTCCGTACTGATAAACGACCGGCGGGCATGTTGCGTTTGATCCTTCAGGTTCGCCGGGGCCAGCGACCGGAAACGTAGGAATATCATTTTTTGGATTCAGGTAAGCGTAAACTTCCCAATATTCACCCATTGATGGCGTGTTTCCGGTTTCATCCGAGTTCCGAATTTGCCTAGCCCAATTGATGCAATAATCGCAGAGCCGATAATGGAAGTCGCCAAGGCCGGAACGATCTTTCACGTTCGCGGCATTTGCTAGGCCAGCCATATCGGACGCAAGCGGAATGTCTCCCGGCTCGACCTGTGGCGCGATCAGGAATTCCAAGCTCATTGCGATGATTGCGAGCAGATTCATTAAGCGAGCGCGCCGACTGCGATATTCGCCATGCGTGGCGCACCGGTAGCCGATTTGGCATACCAGCTTGTTCCGTCCGCTTTGACCGGCAGTGGGCCAGCAAATCCAGTAACGTCATTGCCGCGAATCAAAAGGAATTCTGTAATCGGAATGCGGCCCCAAACACCGGAGCTTCCGAGGTAAACCGCGACATCGCCAACTTTCCAGTTGATGCCTTGCGAAGTGCCGTCCGAAATGATGTTCCGATAATTGCCAGCGGCGGCCAATGTGTTCGGAACAGATGCGCCCGCCTGAGTTGGCGTTCCGTCCAGAGTAAACCCGGTGCTCGGAACTACCGGCTTGCCGACCGTAATATCTTCGCCCGTGGTAACAGAGAGATTCAGCAACTCTAAAAGCGTGACTTCGTTCCACGCAACCGCGCCAAAACTAAACGCTTGCCAGCTTGTCGAAAGGGTATCAATTCCGGTTGTCGCCTCGGAAACCGTCGCGAGATTGCGGGTCAGAGATGTCTGAGCGATCCCAATGTTTACGCCTGTGCCGTCGATTTTCGCCGAAAGGCTTCCGGTGAGTTGTGCGGTATCTGCCATAAAAGTTAAGCCCAGCGCGCTACGGCGTTGGAATTGTTAGTTGTTTGAGAGTTTGGCGGAGATGTTACTGGCCTATGAGAGACGCCCTGCGTAGTCCACGACGTTAAAATTCCAACCGTCCGAACCGGCCTAAGCGCAGAAGTCGTTTGCTTCAATTCTCGGATGTCTCGCATGAATCGGCGCATTAGATTGGGTCTCCGTAAATTTCTTTTTCCCAGATGTCGGCATGCCACCACTCCTCGGATATTTCCCATTTGTTGGCGGTCATGATTTTAATCGTGATTACATTTTTCACCCATTCGCCCGCCGGAAGCTCAAACCTCACGGCGTCAGGAATGGCTTCAGCCGCTTTAAGGGAATCGGTTGTGCGCCGCTTGAAAATGTCGTTGTAGATTGCGTCGAGATTCGACTTCGCGAAGTTGTTCGCCACAACCCGCGTACGTTTCAGAACGAATTGAGAAAGCGGAAACGCCTTAACCCCGCGCGCGTAGAGCCGAACGATTCGAGTAATCCAAACCGCAACCGCGTTTTTATCTACGCCAGTCGTCGAAATATGATCGACAAGATTCTGGAACGTCAGGTCAAATTCGGTTCCGCCAAGGTCTTTGATTTTGTCAGTGTTCCCAGACAGGTAAACCTCGATGTTTTTGCGAACCCAATTCACGCAATCAATCGCCGTTACCTCTGGCAAACCGGATGCGATCACACCGTCGTAAATCGCGGTAAACCCATCTCGAACAAACGGCAGTTGCCAAAGTTCCTTTTCGAGTCCATTGACAACTAGTTCCCAAGTGTCAGAGAGAGGCTGATCGGGTGCTTGGGTCTCATCTGCGCCGTAATAAATAACAATCTCCCAAGGCGCGCCATCGCGACCCGGATTCATTTCAAACGTGTCGCCAGCCAGAAGCGCGAGTTCCATCGCGCGCTCTATTTGGATTTGGCTGCCAGTGAATGGCCGGCCGATAACCCAACCGGTTCGCCGATTCCACGACTTGCGATCGTACTCCTGAATGAGGTCTATGCCGCGATATTCGCTCATTCGGCTTCCATTAATGCGCCGCGAAATTCGCGGAGTGCGCGTGTAAGGTTTTGAACTTCAGCGTCAACCGCGTTGTCGGCGCGCTTCTGGGCGATCTTCGCAAGGATGCGGTTTCCCTCGCGCTGTGCCTCAAGCTGAAGCGAGAAAACCCTATTTACTTCGCCAACACCACCGCGATACCCGCCGAACTTTGAGAGCGCGTCAGAATCGATCTTGTTTGGCGTCTGGTGTGTTGCTCCAGCCTTCTGGACATCTCCAGGGGCGGCTTGGTTTCGTTTTTCCTGTTTGGCCTTGCGTTCTTCTTCTTCCGCTTTTTCCTTCGCGCTCTCATTGGCGAGGACTCCACGCCCAAGAATGTTTCCGATCAGCTTCGCAATTTCCGTTCCGCCGCCAGCCTTCTCGGCAGCTTTTGCGATTGTTGCCGCTGCGATTAGATCGACCGAATCCCGAAAGAATTCTCGAATGCTTTTGAATGCGGACGCTGTTCCGATGGCTAAGAACGCCTTCCATTTTTCGGTAAGTATTTCGAGTTCTTTGTGTGCGCGCTGAAGTTCGTCAGTAACCTCTCGGTTGAGAACCAGCCCGAGCTTTCGGGCTTCTTCCGAAGATTCAATCAATCCATTTCGGAAGGCTGGCAGCAATGAATCGCCGATTTTTCCGAATATTTGCGCCACGTCATCTGTTACTTGCGCCGTCGCGGTTGCATTTCCGATTCCCTGAGCAACCTGTTTAAATAGGTCGGTCGGGTTTTTGGAGCGTAGGTCCGCAAGGGTAACGCCGTATCTAGCAAAGGCGGCTCGCAATTCAGCGTTGCCCTTCAGCGCGTCAATCTGCGCGCGGGATATTTCCTTTATGCCGCGAACAAGGCCGTCTAAGTCCCCGCCAGCCTCTTTGATTCCAAACTGAAATTCCTGCAACGTTTCAACCGCCATGTTGCTTCGGTCGGCCAAATTGTTGAGTTGCGCCCCCATCTCAATGACGCTTTTTATTTGCTCCACCCCAAATCGGACGGCCTCCAATGCGATAAACCATTCAACCGCCTTTTTTACACTGTGGTAAAGATGGTCTATTTGCCCGACTGCGGAATTAACTCCGGCTGTTACGCCGTTGGAATTAACGCCAAGCCGAATTACGAATTGTTCGCTAGACGCCATTTGTGGCCTCCTCTTTCAGCGGTGGCGCGTCGTAATAGGCCGGACGCCAGCGAACGAATTTGTCAATTTCTAGGAGGCGATAGCGCGCCATTGTAACCGCGCGAAGCGGCATGTTTAAAACCTCGGAGCGCGACCACCCGAAATGATGGCATAAATCAAACTGAATCAATGCTTGCGGCGCGTATGTAAGTTCGGCGGGCCTTCCGTCTGATGTGGCCGGTTGACCATCTGGCGTCTTTTTGCGAAGGATTCCCTTCGGCAAACGCTCCGCTTCTTCGATGTATTGCGAAAACGCATCGATGCGGGCGCGAACAAATGTCGGATTTAAAGCCTCACAAAACGCGATTAGGCGAATAAACATTCTCGCCCGGAAAGGAAGTTTCTTGAGAGATATGAACCAATCCGCGTCCTCGTATCGGAGAGAGCAAATAAGCAAAGCGGTAGCCAAATCTCGTCCTCTGATTTCTCCGCCGCATTCAAACGGAGAACCTATGCGACGAAGCACGATCTTGTGACCCTCGCAAAAATGATTCAGCGTAATTCCGAATATCGTCCAGACATCCGGTATTTCGGCATCGGCAAAGTCTCTATTTGGGTCAAACGCCATTTTAGGAAACAACGGCAAGAAGGGTTGCGGCAGGGATAAGCGTTCCAGCACTGTCGTACGCTTGATAGCAATCGAACTTCAAAGACGCTTCTCCCTCATCCGAAATTTCGCAAGTCACTCCGGTCTCATAGGCGAAATCTCCATTCATCAGGGTATGGGCAGCAGCGATCAGGTTCGCGAAAGTGACAACACTCAACTCCTCTGGCGGCATGAATTCCGTTCGGCTTCCCGCCAGTGCGCCAGTTCCATTTGGGTAGCGAACAACCAGTTCCACGGAAAACTTCACCCATGTGCGAACCTTGTTGTATCCGCTGGGCTTGCCGTTTCCGTCATTTAATCGTTGGAAAGTAGTTTCTGGCGTCCAACTCGCTTTCAGGAGTTGAAGTTTGCGCGTCGCAGACGATCCGCCGCGTTGTTTAAAGGTGACTGTCGGGGCAGAACCGGACGTGTCCCAAGTGCCGAAAAGTGATCCAGGGCCGAGTGGTGTCATAATGCTAGATTGGTTTCAAAGTCGATCATCCAAAGCTCAACGCCTTCGTCCTCCCCAACTCGCTCCGCAGCGTTGATAAGAATTTGCGAGAACGGGCGACAAAGATTTCCATCATCGTCTTGAAGGTCCGGGGACCAGCGACGAAGTATTGCAATCGATTCCTGCCAGATAAGCCGACCGGGCTTTCCGGTTCCATCGGTTGACTGGTTTTTAGTCTTGTTGACTTCCCACCAAATACCGCCGCGACAAGTAACGCGGTCGCCCTCGGTTTTTTCGATGCGCGGGCCGTGAAGGGTTCCGACAACGCCAACAAGGTTGAGTCGGGTATTGATTTTTCGGAGAACATCTTCCTCCGTTTCAGAATCGGAATCTGAAGCGTAAAGCGTGGCAGCGGTTCCGGTGGACAGGTACGAATTTGCTGCGAATCGAGCAATGACTTGATCCCGGAATTGTCCAAAGAGGTCCATTTATCTCGCATGCAAAGCCTCCACAAAGGCGGGGCTGATTTTATCGGAAAGGAATTTCTCTATGTCGGCGTTTGCGCGCCGAATGACTTCCTTTAAAATGCCGTACCTCCGCGCAATTTTTTCAAGTCCGGGAGTGAATCCGGTAATCTGAACAAAATCGTCTTGAACCTCGAAACGGGCCGCCAATCCAAGCGTGTTTGTCCGGTTATCAATCAGCGTTTTTCCGGTGCTGTTTTTGCGCCAGCGTTTCGCAAGAAATGAAACCCCAAGCACGCCAGAGCCGGAAATTCGGCGAAGGACTTCTTGCGCGACGAGCTTTTGCCAAAGAGACAGCTTTTTGCCGTTCTTATCGACATCAGGAATCAGCGATGACCATTTGCTTTGCAGGCTGTGCGACCGAACCTTGATGCCTTTGGCGTCCGAAATAATCCTGCGGAGTATCCGCATCCAATTTCCTTTTTTGCCACGCTTAAGAAATCGATGTGCCCAAAACAGCTTGAACAGGTCGATTCGCATAGCGTTTCCTTTATGGTTCAGGATTTGAAGGACCGTTCGCTTGTGTGGCGCGCCGAGATACGCCTTCAGATTGCGTTGCAAGCGGTCTATATCCGTCATGTCCGCAGTAACGATCCCGCCATAAATGAAGCTCTGGCTCATCGCGTCACCTCGCATTTAAGCTTCAGCGCGTGTCCGATGTGCTTAACGGATTGGGTTCGGTGGGTGCAACCGAAGGAATCAATTAAATTCGTGCCGCGCTTGGGGATAGTGCCGGTTCCGAGCGGCCATTCTATTTCGCTGCCTTCTTCCGTAGAAACGTTTTTGGTTCCCTCTGGATCGCTCGATCCTGGAATCCTATTGCAATTCGCCCAAACCTTCTCGCCGGTTTCCTCCACGGTGAATAGCTCAGATTGTGGCGATTGGGTGGCCAATACCGAAGCCCCGCGCGCGATCATTTGTTGAGCGAAATTCATTTTTGGATTTGAGGGCGGGGCCGAGGGTGAACCATGAACAGAAACCTCGGCCCCGCATTGGTGGGCTATGTGTCTTGCATCTACCTATGGAGAAGTCTTGGACGTTACCGCGACATATAGGTTGGTAATGGCGGTAGAGTTTGGATTTGTAACCCCGGCCAATCGAACATACGGGATCGACCCCGTAGTTTGATTCGAGACGGTTGCAACTTTGTTCGTGCCGTTGGCTGTCACGCTGATCGTGAATGCGCCTGCGCTCCAAACCGATCCATCTATAGATGTGTCGAACGTGAATACGCACGCGGAAGTTCCGCTTCCGGTAAGCGCAAACGTTGGTTGGAATGCGCTGTAGTTCAGGGAACGAATCCCGACAACCATGCCGTTCGTCGCGCTCATGGTCGTGTTTGTTGATGTGGCCGCGATGTTCAGCGTGCCGCCAGGAACGCCGATGTATTGCAGGTTTTGGCTCTGCGCCATTGTTGGCGCGACCAAGGCTAATGCGGCGATTGCAAACACAGCCGCGATAATTCGATGAATGGATTTCATTTCGATTTTGCTTTCTTTGGTTGCTCCGAAGCCGAAGGCAGTAAGAATCTTTCGGTTCTCACGCCGTCTCGGTCGTGAAGTTGCGCCCATTCGTATTCCGAATTCACATTCGACAACCGGAACGGCATAAACTTTTTCGCGACTTCTTCAGGCGAATCGCTCGCATCGCTCAGGAAAACAAGTTTTCCGTCGCGGCGACTCGCCCGAATCACGGCTAAGGGGCTATTGGGGTCCATACGTTCGATTACGGCGATGTGAGCCGGAACAAGTTTTTCTCGTTGCCCTTACCAGCGGCCCAATTCGCTTCCACGATGCGGAAGGCGCGATTCATTTGCGGTTGGCCGAAGTTTTTATACTCCAGCGAAATGCCAAGGTCGGGATCGCTCGCGACCTGGTACTGCAAGCCGGCAAGCAGTTCTTCTTCGGTGGGGGCAATCGGAGACGCGCCGACAAGAATTGCATCTTCTTGGGCAATGAATCCGACGAGTTTTTCGCCGTTCGTCGGCTGATTCGGAGAAACTCCGTAGTCGAATCCGAGAAGGCGAACGATTCGGCCATCTTGAACAGCCGCCGAATTTCCGAAGGCGTACGCATTCTTAATCGCGTTATCCTTCAGGAGCGCAGTATCGTAATCGGAATTGACGATCAACTTGCGACCAACGGCAGGCCAGTTAGCCATGTTCGCGCCATTCCGCAGATCAATGACAGAGTTACTGTCGAACGCGCCGGGGGCCTTCGGCCAACCCTGAGGAACGCCAGTATCAACGAGCTTCGTAACTCCGTCCGTTGCGAGGACCGTTGCGTTATAGCTCGCGGCGGTTATGACCGCCAAGAACCCGAGCCACACGTCGTAAATCAACTGATCGACGGCCTTCATAAAGGTTTCGTTCAGCATCAGGAACGGCTGACGGCGAAGTTCATCAGCGGTAAACCGAATCGCCTTGTAGTAACGCGTGAGCGTCAATGTCCGGTAATCAACGGTTGTATCTCCGGCGACGTAACCATTCGCGGCATTCCATGTGGTAGAGGTCGCGGTATCGTTCGGAATGAACGGAACCTGAATGTTCGTTGTGCCGCGCAACGGAATCGCGCCAACGTTTCGGTTGAATCCAAGGAGCGGAAGGATCGCGCGCTTGAACTGAACGATTGCCTGTTGCAGAAGCACGTCGATTTTCAACTGTGAAGGGATCGTGTTCGAGCCTTCGTTCAGGATTTTGCAAAGCTTGTCGAGGTGCTTCACAACGAACATCGACTTCGCCTTGATCGTCGCGCCGAGGTCGCGGTCATCGACTTCGCCTTTCGCCATGCGATTGATGCCGTTGCCAAGGGTAACGATGTGGCGGCTGATGTCCTCGGACGATTCCGAAACGCACTCAACGCGCAATCCGGTGTTATCGTCGAGAACTTGCGGCATCGATTGAAGGCGCGCCAAAATCGTTTCGTCGCGCAAACAATCCGCGATCCAAGCGTCCTGTTGGGCCGCTGGAATTCGGCGCTCCTCAACGCACGCTTTAACCGCCGAAGTGATTCGCGTTTTCTTTTCAGCGGCCAACTGAGCCTTGATCTCGGCGATGGCAGACGCCGAGTCACTTGCTGGCTTTGGTTCGGGTTGCTTCGCTTTCGCGAGGCATTCCTTCAGCTTCGCCTGAAGCTGTTCGAGCGTGGATTTATCATCCACCTCAACGCCGTGCTCTTTAAGCAGGGCAATAATCGTAGCTTTATCCATTTTGTTGTGTAATTGCCCGCCGCCCTGAGCAGCGGAGTTTTGCATTTTTCGGAATGTTTCAGGCACGCGCCTGAAGTTCGAAATATCGAAAGAATTTTGGAGGGGTTCGGATTCCGTAACTTCGTCAACGAATCCAAAATCCATCGCCTCGGGGCCGGTAAACCACGTTTCCTTTTCCATTGCGGCGATCTATTCCGCCTCTGATTTTCCGCTCCGTTGTGCGTAAACCGAAATGATGTTTTTTTCGGCGTTCTCCAGGGCGGACTTTGCCTTGTCCATGTCGCGCTTCGTTCCCGAGGCAACGGTAGAAGCCTCGTGAATCATCGTGCCAGACGCTTTAGCGGCGTGGATTTTTCCCCCATTGACCGCCGAAAGCAAAATCACGGAAGCGATTGAACAGGCCCAGCCGTCGTTAAACGTGTCAACGCGCCCCTTCCACCGAAGCAAGGCGTTGTGAATCGCGAGGCCATCAAATACGTTTCCGCCAGGGGAATTGATTCTAACGTGAAGGGTGTTCGTTGGCGGGATTTCTCCAAGGGCCTTTACGAAATCTTCGGCGTTCGTTCCCTGCCCATACCAATCTTCTCCGATTTGGTTGTAAATCAGGATTTCGGAAACGTCTGGCGCGCCACCGTTGCGAACCGTAAACCACGGCTTACCGCCGCCATTTACTGGCCCGTTGACAATGCGCGGTTCAAAATTTCGAGGACGAAGAACGCCGCCGAGTTCGTCGCGTGTTTGAGGTGCATTCGCGCGTCTCTTGTCCCCGGAAATGGTTGCAACGACAGGAGTCAAACCTGCGGAGTCGGGCTTATGAGGCGCGATTGAATTCGATTCTCGTTGCTGTGAAAGTGTGCTCATGCCGCTTGTTTCAGTTGTGCATCTTCGGAGTCTTGTTGCTTTTGGTTTTCTTCCTGAAGCTTCTGAATCGTTGCGTTCGCGATTTCCGTCCGCATCCACTCAACGGGAATTCCTCGCGCCTCCGCGAGTTGCTTAATGAAGGCCAAATCGTCAGCGAGCGAAGTGAGTTCTTCGCGGGCGTCCATGCCGAGTGGCCCGTATATGTTTCTGAAGTTAGTCGCCCCGGCAGCGAGTTCCGCGATCATCGCAGCCGAATTCCTTCCGACATCAACGTTCGGAGCGCGCGGCGGGCGAACCACAGCCTTGTCCCAATCAATCGGACGATCGGCTATCGAAATTTCGATTTTGCACTCCTCGTCTGTGACGTACCGATAAATTGCAAGAAACGCCTCTATCAGAATGGCGGAATGCGCCCGAAACCATGTTGTGGCAATGTCAAGGTCCGCGCGAACCACGGTCCCTTGCATGCTGTTCGGGAAAACCAAAAGCTTCGTTACTCCGAATCCGGCGCAAATACGATTTACAACGATATCCCAATGCGCCTGCTCGATTTCGTTCGGTGTTTCCGCGCCCACCTGGCTGAGTTCTTCATCCGTTTTAATCGCAATCGATTTCGATCCTGTGACGGTTTCAATCTCGCGAAGCTTGTCCTTCGTCGTGTTAATGCCTTCAGCGGTTTTCGTTTGAATGTTCAGCTTCGCGCGCCGGATGTCCTCGCTGGTCGGCATTTCACCGGTCTGCGTTTTGAAAACATTCATCAGGCGCGCCGACTCCTTGGCCTTCCGCATGGCGAACGTTGAAAGCTCCTCTAGGTCTTGAACGTCATTCAAAACCGGCGCGAAAAATGACATCTGGCGCAGTTCGCCTGGGCGCATCGGCTTCCCGATTGGGACGATGAATTTCGCGTCAATCCTGCGATGGCTGGTCTTGTTGCCTTCCTTGAATCTGAACCAATAAGCAATCGTTCGACCCCTAGAATCAACCTCGTGTCCGTCGATTATGTTCGGATTGTTTTCTTCTAGTGGAGTTTCGAGGTGTGACGCCTCAAGCAACTGAATGCGAGGGCGATACGGCTTTTGATCGGAGCGAGTCAGGTAAACGTAAACATTTCCATCGGCGGGCCACCGCCGCGCGCAAAGCCCCTGCAACGTTCCAAAGGTTTGGAGGCTGGTTAAATCTGGGTTCCTGCACCAGCGATCCCAAAGAACCTTGCGTTTCTCATTCCATTTCGGATCGGAGCTTGCGGGGATAATCGGCATTCCGCCCGCCCCGACCGTAAAAATCTCAAAGACATCCAAGAGCCGATTGACAATGGCGTTGTTCCGCTCGAATTCGTGAACCTTTCGGATTATTTCCGTGCGAGAGCGCGCATCATTCGCTTCGTTTGGCTCCTGTACGTGCCATGTCCAACCAACGCGCCCACGGTCGGGACTCCACAAAATGCCCGCCTCCCATGCGAGCCATGCGGTAACAGTCTTTGCGGCATTCCAAAAAGTTTCGGTTTTGGCGTGAGAAATTACAGCATCGATGCGCGCGAAGATCGAATCGCCTTTAGAGAACGAAACTAGGCGTTGCACACATCCCCCATTCTTGACATCAGACTGTAGTCTGATCGTGTGGATGTGCGCGGCTGAAGAAGTGTCAGCATGCGCGCCAGAACTGATTCGTCTGTTACGGTTTCTTGATCGACTCCAAGCTCGAAAACCGCGTCCTCGTAAATGTCGTAAAGCTGGGAGACGCTATCCACGATGGTGGCCGGAGTGAGCCTGGAGGACATCTGCGGAAGTCCAAAAGTAATCTCGGCCCCGTTGCCTTTTGCGCCTACTAGCGCGAGTCCAGACCTGTTTTCTTCAAGGCGAGCTTGGCAGGCGGCTTGTAACGCGTCCCGCAAACCGACGCCAGCTTTAGACGCATCCCAACCAATCCCCCTTAGGAGGAGTCGCTTGAATTCAACTGACGCGCCTGCCACGCCTCATATTTGAATCGTATCAACCCCGACATTCAATTCAGGCGTTTCATCTATTTCGCTCTGTTCTTAAATTACGCTTTCGGCTGGGGGAACCATTGCGGGCCAAAAAAGATCGCGCCTCACCGATTGTTGCTTTTCCTCCCGGCATTTGAAACCCAGAGGCGCGCATGTCGTAAACGTACCCGACCGCGCGCCCGAGTTCGCACGCTAGTTCCTTGCAGCCTAGAAGGGGTTCGCTCATTTCATTTCCTCTGCTTCAATCTTTAAAATACCGGCCCGCATCGCGAGGGCTTGAATCATAATTTCGCAATCCTTCAAGTGAATCGGGTATTGTTTTGTGCGCGGCTCCCAAACCCATTTAACGCGCTTAATTTTCGCGTCCCAAACCGACCGGCGAATGTCTCCGTCGAGATGTTTGAAATACGTTTCATCTGCGCGGTGATTAAATTCGCAGCGCACCTGCGTTTTGCCGCGCCGCATGCGGTCGAAAATGTCTTTGAAGAAATGGCCATTGAATTCGAGAAGCTGAATCTGCGGAAAATCGGGCACATCAATAATTCCATAAATGTGTTTCACGCCATTGCTGGCCAACCAAAAAGCTGTCTGCTCTCGGCCTTTCATTGGCGTCCATCCTATCCACTCAGATTTAACATCATACCTTTTCGTTCGTTGATCGTAGGTGCTTTTCAGCAAAATACGTTGCCCATACCGGGCGCATTCCGAATAAATCTCCGTAGCTTTATGTCCTGAATCGATCCCGACATCCTGATCGTCAACGCCAAGCTCGATTTGTTTAGCGCGCAGTTCATTCCAATTTTCCCAAGTGAACCAGTCAACGAGCCGATTGTTACCATTGGCATCGAATTCTCGGCACACTGCCCAATGCGGTCGGATTTCCTGAAAGTCTGCGCCGATGTAGCGAATCACTTTGTCAGCAATCGGCGGCGCATCCGCTGGTGTGATAATTTCGACGCGCTCGCTTCCTACGTCTTGACTCTCCCACGGCTCTGCTAATTCGCCATTGATGAAGCCCTGCACGCCAAGCAGTGATTTCTTGGCCTGAATGAACTTTACCGCCAGCCGACCGAAAGTCGTTTCGGGAGAAGCCGCGTAGAGTGATGGAAGGTGAAGGCTAATGAAAGTTTGTTCCGCCGCCGGATTTGTCGGCAACCAAACACCCTCGCGAATCATCCTCGTTTTGTGCCCATCCTGAATATGCTTCCCACATGACCAGCATTCCGCACGCGCAGACCGGCGCACACGATCCAAATCCCAAGTCCCATTCGCGCGTTTTGCCTCTTTGTCCCAAGCAACGAACGCCTCTTTGCCGGTCAATTTCATTACCGTCATGTGCTTTGACCACGCGAACACGACATGATTCCCGCAGCTTGGGCATGGCAGAAAGTAGCGTTCTTGTGTGCCCTTCAAGTATTCCTGCCAAATGAGCGCGTCCGAAACTGTAGGCGTTGATGCCTTGATGCGTTTCGGGTTCGCAAAATCCTTCGTTCGTTGTTCAAGCAGGTTCACCGCATCGGCCTCTTTGCGTGTGCCTTCGTTGAATTTATCAACCTCGTCAGCGATTACAATCGGTGCGGGCCTGCTCGAAAGATTCGCCGCTGAATTTGAGCCAAGGAAGTTCAGCAGTGACGCGCCCAACTTTTGTTCAAGCGCAGCGAACGAATGCCTCGCCGCGCCCACGGGTATCAAGTGAATCAATCCTGGGCTTGCACGAACGAGCGGCATCCATCGCGTTTTAGAGAATGACTTTGCCAGGTCTCGGTTTGGCATCGCCCAAATTGCGGCCACAGCATCACGCGCCAGCCGCGCCGCCAACCCGGCCATAATGCCAGTCGTTTTCCCTGTCTGCGACCCGAAGCACATGGCGATGTCGGCAACGACCGGATTTGAAATCAAGTCAATCGGCCTTCGCATGTATTCCCGGCCAGCCAGAGAAAAAGGACCGCTTCCATGCGGCGGCGGGATGTTCAGGTTTTTGCAGCACCATTCCGAAGCCGTCTCTTTCGGCGCGGGCTCGAATAATGAAGCCAACCCGAGGCGCAATGCTGTTTCAAGTTCGAGCGTCATTTCGGCATCTTCGCTTTCTCTCCGTCAGACAACATTCTCATTCCCTGTTCAATCGCTGCCTCTAATGCCTGCCGCGCGTGCTCAGGATCGCTCGGGTTACAACGCGCGCTCAGGGTTGACGGAAGTCCAAGCATCCATTGCCGGACCGGCATTAATGCCGACCGCAAAATGTCCATTGCTTTTTCATACTCAACCAAGATGCCGGCGCGTTCCTCAAACTTCTGTTTATCCAGCTTGTCGGACCACGTTTCGATGATCGGCTCAACCGCTGCGCCCTTATCCGAAAGTTTCGCGCACGCCCATGGCAGCAAATCAGCCAAGTAAACGCGGCTCCCGCGAAATCCCGGTGCGCCATCCGCCTTCCACGCTCGCAACCGCTCTTTCGGAAGTCCGCTTTGGGACGCGCATTGCTCGATTGAATCGAAAACCGGCCAGCTTGTCGTTTGTTTTGATGACATGACTTAATCTTGACCCGCATTTAGTAGAATCGTCAGAGATACTTCATTTTGCGCGTTTTTTGGGAAAATTCTTTCATAAAAAAGTAAAGCCAGTCAGCGGACCCAGCTACGCGTGCCACGCCAAAAAGATTCCTTTGATGATTTTGGCCGCTCACAACGCCCTTAATACGCTTGCATCCCTCAGGAATACCGATGATTGGCCGTATCGTCTGTGTGCCGTAGATGACTGCTGTACCTATGGTGTGCATGCGAGAGAGAGCGGCGTTCATTTGGTTAAATCCATTTCCATTTCAACGGCCTTTGGTTCGGATGGAATGATGAGTGGCAGGTATTCTTGCTGAAGGCGTTTTGCCGCGATTTCCGCGTAACGCTCGTCTATCTCAATACCGGCCGCGATTCTGCCAAGTTGTTTGGCGGCTACAAGGGTTGTTCCACTTCCCATAAAGGGATCGAGAACGCTATCACCTTCCGAGGTGTGGCACTTAATGAACGTCGAAACCAATTCTATCGGCTTCTCGTTGGGGTGTTGGCGTTCGCGCGGCGGGCCTTGTGCGATGATGTTTGGAATCGCAATCGCGTCGTCGGGCCATTTTAATTTACCGCCCTGCCGATGCGCCACCATAACCATCTCGTGCCGCCGCCGGTATCGCCAGCCGAGGCCCGGATTTAACTTGTCCCAAATAACAGAGTGGAAGAACTGCAAGCCGTCGCAATCCATTCGATTCGCTACCCAGGCGAATGTTGGGCGCGGCCCGCCGCCGCAGCAGCAGCAGCAGCAGCAGCAGCAGTCGCGTTTTAAAAGCCTCGCCGCCTCATCGAGAACAAAGTCCACGACGCGCCGCATTTCTTTTGCGCCATCATTAGCTATCGGCTTGCTCTCGATTCCGCGATGATCGTTCAACCTCCCGTTTAAATCGCCGTCATGGTTTGAATGCCCGTACGGGGGATCGGTCCAAAGCATGTCGAAAGACTCATCAGCGAAAGTCGGCAAAATCTCGCGACAATCTCCATGATAAATCGTGGCCCACTCATCGGAATAATACGGCTTCATTTCACTTCCTTATTTAAATTGGTTGGGGGGTTAATCGCTTCATCGACCAGCCTGTTAATCTCTTTGACGCCTTCTCCGAAAAGTCGGTTGAATTTTTGTTCCTCTCTCATTTTGCGAACCGCATAAGAAACGCAAGAATGGTCAAGCCCGCCGTGAAGTTTTGCGATCATGTTTAAGCCCAGTCGCGTTCGCTCTCGGCAAATCGCCATT